TTCTACCTCTTCCCTTCAAAGAGCCATCAGGAACTCTTGCTCAATTGATGGGGGTACTGGTTGATGAGGGCCGGAGGTTTGCATCTATTGCCGACCTGAACATTGGGGAGGGTAATCAGCAGGCACCGGTGGGAACAACGCTCGCTTTGATTGAGCGGTCTATGAAAGTGATGAGCGCGGTACACGCCCGTTTACACAACTCACTACGCCGTGAGTTCAAACTGCTCGCCGGTATTATCCGGGATACTTTAACCTCGTACCCTTACGATGTTGATGAAGACCCTATCATTCTTCAGCAGGACTTTGATGACCGGATTGACATCATTCCAGTTTCAGACCCCAACGCCACATCCTTTGCCCAGCGCATGATGCAACAGCAGGCCGCGTTGCAGACTGCCGCTCAAGCCCCACAGTTGTATGACCTTAGAAAACTTCACCGCAGTTTTCTTCAGACAGCGGGAATGGAGGATATCGACAGCATCATCCCAGACCCATCTGATGTCCCAGTGTTTGACCCAATCTCTGAAAACGCTCGGATGATGTCGAATGCTCCGGTAAAAGCCTTTGCATATCAAGACCATGACAGCCACATTGCGTCTCACATGAGCCTAATGCAGGACCCAACGCTTCAGCAAAACCCAATGGGCAAGCAGATTGCGGCGGCAATATCAGCGCATATCTCTGAACATATGGCTCACAAGTATCGCAACGAGGCAGAACAACTCATGGGCGTAACCCTGCCGCCTCTTGGTGATAAGGACGCTGAGGGTATGACTGAGGAAATGGAGAGCAAGATTGCCTCTCAGGCCGCGCAAGCCGCCGCTCAGATTACCGGCAAGGCACAACAGCAGGCTGTGCTGGAACAGCAAATGGCGGCGGCGCAAGACCCTGTCATCCAGCAACAGCAGGCAGAACTCCAGATTGAGCAAGCCAAGATACAGCAGAAGGCTCAAGAGGCTCAGATGGATGCTCAGGTAGATATTCAGAAGGCTCAGATGCGTAACTCTCTTGAGGAGCGGCGTCTCATGCAACAGCGGGAAATTGCACAGGCCAAGATACAGGCAGACCTCTTAAAGTCTGGCAGAAATTAAAGTCGGCATCACCCAGTAACTGCATGATATAAGTAAGTTAGGAAATTATACAGTGAGTCATCCTGATACAATTAAGTTTTCAGATGAGCTTCGTTCATCCCTTCGCCGGTACATGAACGAACTCACAGACAATGTTGCTCTTGGAGGGGCTAAGTCCTTTGAAGAGTATCATCGAATTGTGGGCCAGATAGAAGGACTTGCAATCGCAGAGAGGGAACTATTGAGCCTTCTCTCGAATACCTCTGATGAGGATTAACGGTTCAGTCATCCGCTAAAGACTGCAAGCACGGAGTGTTTACACATGACATCGGTATATTCTACCGCCGAGGTTGTCATCCCAGACAACCCGCCGGAACCAATGGGTTATCACATCATGATTGTGATGCCAAAGGTTCAACAATCTACAAAGGGTGGGGTTCTTTTGCCTGAGAGTGCGAAGAGCCGCGAAGACATTGCTTCCATTGTCGGAAAAGTTGTTAAAGTCGGCAAGGACGCTTACCCCGAAACTGATTCACGATTTGCCAGCGGCCCATGGTGCCAAGTTGGTGATTGGGTGATGGTCAGCAAATACGCTGGGCATCGCTTCGAGTTTGACGGCATTGAGATGCGTATTCTGAACGATGACGCAATCTTGGCCGTTGTTGATGAACCATCTAAAGTTTCGAGGGCTACAGCATGACCGCCGATGAAAAGGATTTTGATGAAGATGAACTGGAAGTTGAAGTGGAGGAAACTGAAGAAGAAGTTTCGGAAACTGAAACGGAAAGTCAGGAGGATGATGGGGATGAGGACGCTGTAGAAGCGTCTGAAGAAAAGAAACCCCGTCAGTCTAAATTTAAGAAGCGCATTGATGACCTAGTTCACAAGCAACGCGAGGCAGAACGCCAGCGTGATGAATACTACAAGGTCGCGCAGAAAATGATAGATGAGAACAACAAACTCCGTCTATCTGCGAAGCAATACTCAGAAAGTTCTGCTGAGGAAATGGAAGCCCGGTTGAATACCGAACTGGAGCAAGCCAAGTCAGCGTACCGCAAAGCCTACGAAGAAGGTGATGCGGATGCAATCCTCGAAGCGCAGGACCGGATGTTCAAGGCCAATGCTCAAAACAGCCGTCTGGAAAAGTTGCGTGAAGAGGCAAACAGCCCTCGGTTTACCGAAGAGGCCCCCAGCCTAGCACCACCGCCAGACACACGGGCTATTGAGTGGGCTAGTCGTAATCCATGGTTTAACCAAAATAAGGTTATGACCAGTGCGGCTTACGCTATTCATGATGAGGTTATTGCCAAGGGTGTAAGCCCAGACGGTAACCCAGATGAATACTACGAAAGCGTAGACCGCCGGATGAGGGAAGAGTTCCCTCAATACTTCAAGGACCAGAACACGGACACTTCTGGTCGCCGCAAAGGCGGTTCCGTAGCACAGGTTGTTACGCCGGGTGGAAACGAAACAAGTCGTTCCAAGCGAGTCCGATTATCACCTTCACAGGTGGCCGTAGCGAATAGGCTAGGTGTTCCTCTTGAGGAATACGCCAAACAATTCGTTGCGCTCGATAACTAGGAGACACAGTGATGTCTGATACAGCAAAAGCATCCCGTACACCCCGTTCAGTTGAGAAGCGTGAACAGGAGTTACGCCCCCAATCTTGGTCACCACCAAACATGCTCCCGGACCCCCTGCCAAAAGATGGCTTTCAATTCAAGTGGGTTCGCATTTCAACACAAGGTCAAGACGACCCAATGAACTACTCCAAGAAACTCCGTGAGGGGTGGGAAGCAGTTCCGGTTGAAGATGCTCCAGAGATGGAACATCTAGTCTTGGACCCCAACCCTCGCTTTGAGGGAAAAGTTGAAGTCGGTGGCTTGCTTCTCTGTCGGATGCCCGACCACATGGCACAACAACGCAACGAATACTACCAGCGTCAGTCTTCAGACGCCATTCACTCCGTTGACAATGCCTTGATGCGGGAATCCAACCCTCGGATGCCGATTAACTCGCCTGAGCGTTCTAGTCGCGTGTCCTTTGGTAAAGGCTCCTAACATTCGGTTGGGGGCTTCAATCTAACCTTTAGGGAGAGACATAATGTCTACTACTTCAGCCCCCCGTGGCCTGAAGCCGGTCGGTCTCCTTGGGGGTATGCCGTTTGCTGGCTCAACTCGCTCACTCCTGATTAAGAGTGGTTATGCAACGGCTATCTTCAATGGTGATGTTGTCGGCTTCGCTGATGTCACAAACTCTACAGACGATGGTTACATTGTCCGTGAGACAGCCGCTGGTGAAGTTAATCCTATCGGTGTTTTCATGGGTTGTTCTTACACAGACCCAAACACCGGCCAGATGACACACAGCCAGTATTACCCCGGTGGCATTGCCGCATCGGATATCCGTGCGGTTATCGCTATCAACCCATTCACTCTTTACGAAGTCCAAGCTGACGGTGCAGTTGCTCAAACCGCACTGGGTCAAACTGTTGACCTTGTTCAGACTGCCGCTGGTTCCACAACCACAGGCAATTCTGGCATGCAGGCAGATGCTTCTACAGCCGCTATCACTGGTGGTTGCTGGCGCATCGTAGACTTTGTTGACCGTCCGGGTTCTGCTGTTGGTGATACCTACACCGACATCATCGTAATGATGAACCAGTCAGAACATGCCCTGATGGCCGCAAGCATCACATAAGGGAGAAGTAAAATGGCTATTGCAAGAGCGCAATTGATGAAAGAGCTTCTCCCCGGCCTGAACGCACTGTTCGGCATGGAGTATGCTCGTTACCCAGAAGAGTGGAAGTCATGCTTTGAGGTTGAAAACTCAGAGCGTAGCTTTGAAGAAGAAACCAAATTGAGTGGCTTCGGTCAGGCTCCAGTTAAGCAGGAAGGTGCCGCCATCACTTATGATGACGCACAAGAGGCTTACACCAGCCGATACACTCATGAAACCATTGCTATGGGCTTCTCCATCACTGAAGAAGCGGTTGAAGACAACCTGTACGACAGCCTGTCTGCTCGTTACACCAAAGCACTGGCCCGTGCATTCCAGCACACCAAAGAAGTTAAGGGCGCAGACCTGTTCAACTCTGGCTTTACCGGCCAGACTGGCGGTGACGGCGTTACCTTGTTCAACACTGCACACCCACTGGTAAACGGTGCCACCAACGGCAACCGCCCATCAGTCGCTGTAGACCTGAACGAGACTTCTCTGGAAGCGGCCATCATCGCAATCGGCAAATGGACAGACGAGCGTGGCCTCAAGATTGCCGCCCGTCCAACCAAGCTGGTTATCCCATCAGACCTTCAGTTTGTCGCTGAACGCCTGATGAAGTCTGAACTGTCAACTGTTGCTGGCGGTACTGCTGGTGCTGATTCATTCGCTAAGAATGACATCAACGCTATGCGGTCAATGTCTGCAATTCCGGGCGGGTACATGGTTAACCACTACCTGACCGATGTTGACGCATGGTTCCTCGGCACGGACATTCCGAATGGCTTTAAGCACTTCGTCCGCGTACCAATGAAAACCAGCATGGAAGGCGACTTCGAGACTGGTAATGTACGGTACAAAGGTCGTGAGCGTTACAGCTTCGGCTATTCCGACCCGCTGGCCTACTACGGCTCACCGGGTGCCTAACACTCTGGAGGGGCGGGGAAACTCGCCCCTCTTTTTTGCTATTCGGAGGAACTAATGTCAGACATTACCGCAACAACCGTTACCGCTGACGGTGTGGCCGTCAACCACGCGGCACGGGTAAAATCAATCTATTATATCCGCACATCCACGGCTGGCTCTGTAGTTCTAAAGGATGGCGGCGCAAGTGGGTCAACTCTTCTATCGTTGACAGTACCCGCTACTGAGGCAGGGGAAGACGAGAGTAATGTTCTCTCCATTCCATCTGACGGCATTCGCTTCTCGACAAATGTATATGTCGATGTGACCAATGTTAGTTCAGTGACCCTGTTCCATGCCTAGTAAACATCCGGGAGTTAAGCGTCTCCCATCCGGCGGCATAGAATATAGAGGCAAGAAATTCGCAGGCTTCAACAAGCCGCGCCGTTCTGACCGTCCGGGCAAGAAGGGTATGGTCCTAGCTAAAGATGGGGACCAAATCAAACTAATTCACTTTGGCGCAAAGGGTTATGGTCATAACTATTCCTCTGCGGCCAGAAAGTCCTTCAAGGCTCGCCACGCTTCCAACATCAAAAAAGGAAAGATGTCTGCGGCCTATTGGGCAGACAAACAACTATGGGCTGGCCCCAGCGGTTCCAAGAAGTCTCCTCCGAAAGGCAAGAAGGGGAAATACTAATGGAGCCGGTAGAGGTAACCCTTGCTCGTTTAGAGGAACGAATCAAAGTCCTCTCTGATGAAGTAAGGCATGTTCACGAAGAAGTTTCAGACCTGAAAGCGCAAGCCAACCGCTGGAAGGGTGCGTTCTGGGTCATGGTAGCCGTAGGCGGCGTTGTTGGTTCTTTCGCACATGTATTTACAAGT